CTTACGGTCGGCAGACTGAACAGGGCGGCCAATCACAGTTTTGGCAAGGTGTGGCCAATCAGAGCACATTCACTGGGCAAGCCATTGTGGCTGCCATGCGCGAAGGCAACAATCAAACCTATCTAAACAATGCTGGAATAGCAACCAACTCTGCAATTCCGGCAGATCCTAACCCACCTACACCCCAGGCCAATCTAATTCCGGCCACTTATACAGCCGCCCAAGCGGCCAATAGTGTTGTAAGCTAATCTGTTGTAAAAATACCACACCCAGTTTGACCCAAAAATCCTGATAGCTTATACTATTAACTTAGTAAACTATTGGGAATACCGTGATTTCAACTCGCGTCGCAAACACGATTGGTCTAATACTTTTAATACTCATGCTGGTGCGTCAAGAAGTACGCATGGACCAGTTAGAACAAAAGTTAGATCGTATTGATTCGGTCATACAAACTACCGAACGACTTCGTTACACCCGATCAGATCTAGACTGCCTTACCCGCAACATCTACTATGAAGCCGGAGTTGAGGACGCCCAAGGCAAGTATGCTGTGGCACAGGTCACACTCAATCGACTCAAGACCGGTCATTGGGGCAGTACTGTTTGTGGTGTAGTGTATGCTCCCAAACAGTTTTCGTGGACCATGGCCAAACGCTTGTCCAAACCCGACGATGGATTATGGGCCCAAAGCGAACAAATAGCCCGCCAGGTCCTGGACGGTTATCGTATTCCGCGACTAGCTCGTAGCCTGTACTATCATGCAGTCTATATACGCAATCCTGTCTGGGCTGATCCTGCCGCCGAAGCAGGTCAAATAGGAAATCATGTGTTTTACGACCGTGCTAAAGGGTCAAATTTAACAATTTAAATCGGTTGACCAAAAATGCCCAATTTGTTATACTATTATTATAGTGAACAACAAGGAGCAGAAATGTTTGAAACTCTAGTAGATCAATTAGTTAAAGTAACCCTTACAAATGAACCAGTGAAAACTGAGTTTTTTAATGGTACCTTGTTTGTTCGTACTATTACCGAAGCTCAAGCTCGTAGCGTATTCCATAAATTGTCAGAAACTTTGGGATTGGGCAAGGTACTAGTAAGCCCAATTGGTGACACAGGCGAATACGCATACGATTTTGTATAAACGGTTGACCCATAATTCAAGATTTGTTATAATACTTGTATAGTGATTAATTAGGAGCTGTTATGCAAAACCATTTAGCCCAATATAATGTAGAAGAATTGCAAGGTTACTTTAGTGACTTCTACAAGGACTACTACGGTTTTCGTCCACGATTTGCTACACCAGAACAATGGCGTGATCGTTCCTGGTTGGAAGATTCAATCAACGCCATTCACGATGCTATGGATGCCAAAAAACTAACCGCGGAAGGTCGCGAAGAATTGCGTGCCGCTGGTTGGGTCATTGACGAACCAGAACCAGAAATTATCGATCCTTTGGAATATGCGGCCTGGTCTGATTATTTGGATGCACAGGCCTACGGGGAGATGGTGTAATGACCGAAGCTCACAAGTGTAGTGTATGTTCATGTGACTACACCGATGACGAAGGTGGAGTGGAAGGTTATTTTGGTATCTTGCCTGTGAGCTTTTGCCCAACCTGTTTCAGTTGCATGTGCGACATGGCCAGTCAGTTTATTACCGAGGAACAAGAGTAATGGAATCTAAAAAACTTTACAACATCAAGATGACTCTAAGTCCCAAGGACATCATGACTTTTGTGTCGGGTCTACACGATGTACAGATGGACATGATCGAAACTGTGGTTGTACGCAAAGAGCGCGAAGGCTTTCCAGAAGCCTCTGCAGTGATTCAACATATCATGGAAAAAAAATGAAGCAAGGTCTATTCCGTGCTTGGTTACAAAATCTTTGGATGGCGAACAAGGACGAGCATGCCGAAGCACACGAGTTGGCCATGCCCTTGGAAGATTACATCCGCAGATACAAGTGGTGGCTCAAACGCGAATATCAGCATCAACAACGAGCGGACCGTGATTAAAATATCCGTTGCCTTGTTGGTTGTTGTTTTGACTGCTTGTGCTGGCCAACCCGAACAGCCATACTACCCGGCCGACATGTCTGGGTTTGTGATGAATTGCCGCCAGGCACACAATCAAATTGATTTCCTATCCAACCAAATTGCGGCCTATCAAGCCTACCATGCTACACATCCAGTTACCTTAGAGGACCAACGCTACTATGGTAAACTTAAAAACAATATCTGGGCCTTGAGATCCACATGCGACGCACGATACCTTTAATCCTGGTCCTGGTGGCCACCGCAGTGCATGGCGAATGCTATGTGAGATCAGCAGTGACCAACCAGACCCAACTCAAGCTCACTGAAATAACCGATGTGGATTCGTTTGTTGTGCCGGTTTCGCCTACCCAAAACAAGTGTATAGTAAACTTTCGTGCCCTGGTAAATGGTCGCTGGATCACAGCCG